GCCGCGGCCGCGTCCTCCGGAGGCATCGACATGAACGGCTCGTACTCGCGCGCCGCGAACGTCCCGCTCGTCAGGAACTCGACGATGTACGGGGAGAAGTTGCGCGCCGAAGCGTCGACCTTCTTCCATCCGATCAGGACCTTCGTACCCTTCTCGGGGATGAGGCCCGCCCAGCTCCTCGGGCCGGACCCGGCCGCGGCGGGGAGCGGGACGTCGTGCCTCTCGCTCTGCATCGAGTCCAGGCGGACCGAGCAGACCATCGTCTCGGTGTCGACGTGGACTATGTGGCCGGCGTGCAGGTATGCGAACGCCTCGCGTCCCGAGGAGGAGGCCTGCTTCGGGCCGCCGGGGTGCCGCATGTCGCGCGACATCGACACTCCGCCCTTGGGGACTTCGGGTAGGTCGCCGGGTCCGCCTGTCTTTCCTCCTGCCATGACTGTACGGTACTGATGTAGAGGAGGCTTACCGTGCCACTGATCATTCAGGCAGCCGCGATGTCGGGAAAGATGGTGGAGGGCGCGAGGTGGCTCGTGGACCTCCCTTGGATCCAGGAGGGCCACACCGTTTCCCTGAACATCCCGGTCAAGGACCCGGCCCTGATCGGGTACGTGGGGAGGCAGAACAGCCTGGACTGCGTCGTGGACAAGGAGGACGGCAAGTACAGCATCTCCCTGTCGTGCAAGGTCGTCAGGATCAGGCACATGGTGAGCACGGCGGCCGGAACGACGGAGTCACTCGCCATAGTGTCGCCGGTCAACAGGCTGGCCGAGGGGGTCCTGACGTACGTGCTCACCCCGGCAAAGTGCGACCCGAGGTTCGTCGCGGCCGTGCGCGGCGGTGAACCGCCGCGCGACGCCTAGGGGGTCCCGGGCTTCTTGACCTTCGGCTTCGAGGTCGGGATGGGGTCCACGGGCCCGGGGGTGGTGGAGATGGTCGCGGTGAACGCGGCGCTCTGCGCGTCGACGAGAGGCTGGTTCAGGGCGGCCGGCGACGACGGGTTCACTATCAGCGACCTCAGGTTCGGGGAAGGCCTGCGGGGCTGGACCTGCTTGGGCTGCGGGCTTTGGGAGGGCGGGACTCCGGTGGTGGCCTGAGTGAGGGCCGAGACCGCCGTGGCGTTGGCCGCCGCCGCCGTGGCCGCCGCCGCCTCCGCCGAGGGCTGCGTCCCGACGGTCCCGACGGAGACGCCGACCGATCCGGAGGCGTTCCCGGCCGATACGGCGAAGACGGTGGTGCCGCCGGAAGCCCCGAAGTGCTCGAACGTCTGCTGGAGCTTCTCCTTGCCGTCGTCCCAGGCCTTCTTGAAGTTCTTTCCTGCGGCGGCGGTCATGCCGAAGTTCGAGTTCGCCACCTGGTTCCTGAGGGCGTCCAGGGCGGCCGGGTCCCCGGACGCGGCACGGGCGAAGAGGGGATCCTGTCCGTCATCCCCGAGGATGTTCGTCTGCTCCTCGGCGTCGAAGAGCTGGCTCACGACCCCACGCTCCTCGGCGTTGGAGCGCCCCTCCCTCCTGGCGTTGGCCTCATAGTTCGTCGCGACGAGCTTCTGCAGGTACTTGGTCAGGGCGTCGAAGAACCCGCCGGTCGTCACGTTCCCGACTATGGCGTCCAGGCCCGTGAAGGTGGTCTGGACGTCCAGGCCCGGAAATATCTGCGCTATGGCCTTGTTGGCCTTGTCGTTCTCCAAGGACAGGCTCGTTGGCGATCCAGGTGTCGCTCCGGACGTGATCTTCGCACCGAAAGCGTTCTCCACGTTCTGAGGCTTCACGTCCGCGCCGCTCTCGGCCTTCAGGACCTGCACGATGACGTCCGTGGGGAGGAGGGCAAGCCAGTCGGCGCGCCCTATCCCGCACGAGCAGCTGTCCAGCCCGTCCAGCCCGCCGATCGCGATGGTGGGCTTGAGCTCCCCGAGGGTCTTGGACTTCCTGGTCTGGTCGGCCTCCACGTAAAGGCTGTGCCCGACGTTCGCGTTGATCTGGTTCGTGTACGTGTTCTGATCCGTGAACTGGAACTCCTTTATGTCGGAGGACTTGTTCGAGCCGGTGAAGGTGGCCCCGGTCACATAGTCGTCCGGCTGCATGCGCTCGAACGACGCGGCGAAGTCCGCGGAGCTGCCGTCCTGGGCTCCGACGATCCCGGGGTCGGTCAGAAGCCCGCCCGTGGGCGCGAACTGGACGTTGATCCTGTTGATCACGCCACCCGGAGCGTCCCCGGCAAGCTGGATCTTGCCCCTGTCGATGAAGGCCCCGCGCCCATACTTGTTGTGGCCTATGACCTCGAACCCGAAGTCGTCCGAAACCGGTCGGACCAGTACGTTCAGGCTGGCGAGGGTTCGGACGGTCCCCTGGTTGGCCTTCGTCTGGGTGAGGGCGAGGCTCTCCTCGTCGTAGTCCTTCTGAAGAAGCGCGAGCTTGTCCTTCGCGACCTGGAGCTCGGCTCTCTTGTCCACGATGTCCGGAGGCTCCGTGGCGGTGGTCGTGGAAGTCCCGTCGGGGGTCCCCGGCGTCGGGGGCGCCTTCTTCACGGTCTTCGGGACGGAGGGGAGCTTCTTCAGGAGGACCGTCAGCTGCTTGTCTATATTGGAGACGGCCGTCACCTGCGCGTCGACCTTCCCCTTGGCGGTCTTCACGACCGCGGCCTGGGCGTCCACCGCCGCCTTCTGCTGCTCGGCCTTCTTCTTGTCGCTCCCGGCCGCCACGGTCTTGTCGAACGTGGACGGCTGATTCGGATCCTCTCCGGCCTTGTTCCAGGAGATCGAGTTCGTAGGGATCAGGGTCATCTCCTGGAAGACCCGGTCCTCGTCGCGGGCGTAGTCGTACGCCCCTCCGTTGGTCATGCCGGCCTCGTACCGGTGAGCTCGTAGGGACGATATGGTCTTAGCCCTGGCGTCGCCGCGGAGCCTGGAGAAAGTCTGAGTCACGGTGTAGTCGTAGTTGTACTTCGGACCCGTGTCCTTCTTACCCTTGTCCTGGTTCGCGGGGGCTTTCGACTTGTTGGAGCCCTGCTCCTCGAGTATCTTCGAAAGGACCGTCCCCTCGATCGTCGAGCGGTACACCATGACGGCGTTCGGAAATCCGAGGAGCTTCCCGGTCTTCGGACTACGGACTACGACGGGCTGGCCCATCGTCTCCTCGTTGCTGAGGCCGGCCGTGCCGCCAAGCCGGTTCGGAAAGCCTATCTCGTAGGTCGGAATCTGAACCGAGTTCCACGCACGGCGCCCGTCGACGACCTTGTTCTTGGGCTCCCCGTTCTTCCAAGGAACGCCGTAGTCCCGGACCATCTCGTCGCGCGTGTTCCCGGACTTCTTGATGAACCCAATGTTGTTCGGAGCTATGAACTTTGAGCGCTTGGCGATGAGCGTGAGCGTCGTAGTGGCCTGACCGCCGACCGAGAACTGGTGCGAGATGCCGGTGACGTAGAAGAAGGAATCGTACTTCGGGAACCATATCGGGAAGCCGAGCTTCAGCTCCGGGCGCATCGGGATGGTGACGGATCCGGCCTGCCTCTTCGCATTCATGCGGTCGAGGTAGTCCATGAGCCAGTAGAAGAGCTTCTTGGGGTTTCCGGCCCACTCGCACTGGTAGTCCAGCCGACGCCACCCGTACCTGCGGAGAAGGTGGAAGTCGATGACGCCGGTCCTCGGAGTCGTGATCTCGTCGTTCAGGCCCCAGTCCATGGTGCCGCCGAAGGCGTTCCCGCTCGACGTGATGTGCGTGTATACCTCGGCCTCGGAGTCCGTCACCGAGTCGTCGATGATCTCATAGTTCTGTATCCAGCTGATGGGCTTGTTCGGAAGGACGTTCAGGTTGTAGAACGGGGGCTTGAAGACTATGTCGCCGCTCGGGTCGCAGAAGAACTCCCACCCGGACTGATCGCGGCAGGCCTGGGCGATCGAGAGCTTCGACATAGCCTCGGTCTGGAAGAGCTCCACGTCCCCGGCCCTCGCTAGTTCCTGCTTGAACGGGGTTATCTCGTTCGGCTGGATCTTGAAGACGCTCGTGGCCTGGTTGTTCCCGGAGAGCTTTTCCTCCTGGTTGTTCATCTGGGCCGAAAGGTTGACGGGCGACACCGTGTCGCCGTCCCCCGTGAACGAGTACAGCTCTCCGGACGATCCGTAGATGACGAGGCTGTTCCAGATGTTGGCGAACTTCAGCTGCCAGTACGCCATGACGTCCTTGGCGTAAGCCCCTATGGCCGGACCCTCGGGACCCTTCTCCGGAGTGAAGGACGTGAAGGATCCCTGGGTGATCGAGAAGTCCCCCATCGACTCCTTGGCGAGCTTTATTATGATCGTCGACGGGTTCATCGCGGCGAACTGGTTCTGCCAGAGCTGGTATCCGCCGGCGCTGCCTCCGAAGCTCTCGGTGAACGCCGGGTTGATCGTGACGTTGGTCAGCTCCCACCACCTGAGGATGTCCTTACAGCTTATGGCGAGCGTCGTGGTCCCGCCGGACCAGCTCTTCGAGACGGACGAGACGAGGCCCCAGAAGACCCTGTAGTACTGGGGGAACCCTCCGATGAGGAAATACCCCTTGGCGTACACCTCTATCTCCATCATCGGAATGATGACGAGCTGCCCGTCGATGTAAAAGTCGTTGATGTCGGTGTCGGGCACGGACAGGTTGATGGTCGCGCTCCCGGGGGCCGAGTCGACGGCCGCCTCGGTGGACACCGACGTCATGTAGTCGTTGATGTTGATCTCTCGCCGGCACTCGCCGCAACCGATGACGGACGTCTCCCCCTGGATGGAGACAAACACGTCCGGAGTGAGGACGACATAGGGGCGCTTGTTCGGTACCCAGTTCCCCTTGAATGCGGACTGCCTCATTACGACCTCGTCGTCAGTCCCTGGACGGTGGTGAAGTCCCTGTCGAGGCCGCTGCCCGGCAGGTCGATCTCGTACCTGACCGTGAACTTGAAGCTGTACGACATGTTGTATGGCTTCTCGCCGTCGTCGGTCACGGAGAAGTCGTCGAAGGATCCGATGTAGATCTTGTCGTCATAGTATATGAAGACGCTCATCGAGATCGTCGGAACGCCCATATTGTATGGGTCCTGGTTCGGGGCGCCCCTGAAGATGTGGCCGTTGTTCCTGTACATGGAGACCAGGGACATCAAGTTCTTGTACGAGGCCGAATGCAGGCGGTTGAAGTGGGTGAGCCCACCCTCCCCGTCGGACCTGAAGGCGTACTGTGCGGCGGTCGCCCCGCTGCACGATATGGACGGCGGCCTCTCGTTCCAGATATGGACGGCGTACCCGCGCCTGACCTTCACCGTGTCGACAGTCTGCTCGTAGCTCCTCGTGAACTTCGACGGGTTTACGAGGAGGACGAGAGAGGGGACGCTCTTAGCCTTCAGTATCTGGTCTCGGAGCTCGTTCACCTGGGCGTTCGATATGTCGATCCGGTCTTGATCGGCGGCCTGGACGTTCCTCCCGATGGCGTTCAGGGGATCCCCCGTCTCCTGGTCGGTAATGACGCCGTTCGACATGATTCCGCCGGACACGATGGACGGCCCCTTCGAGGCCGCAGTCCCGTCGGCCGGGACCGCCCCGCTGGCTATGGCGGCCTTGTACGCCGCCAGGTACGACTTGTAGAGGCCGCTGTTCTTCGCCTTCCCGGTGAAGTCGTTTATCTCCCCGGCGGTTATCTTCCCGTCCTTGTTGGCGTCCAGACCGGGGTTCTGCTTGGCGGCGTTCCCGGTGTAGATCACGATGTCGCCGGACTTCCCGATGAAGCCGGGGGCGGCGTTCGCCATGTAGAGGTCGCCGATGTTGTTGAAGTTCCTGCCGTGGCCGACGGCCTTGAAGTACCTCTCGACGTACGGGAGCTGCTGCTCGGCGGTCAGCTTCCCGTAGTCGTTCCGCCAGAAGGAGTCCGTCATGCCCGACGCCTTCTGGGCGGACGGGGTGATCTGGTTCAGACCGAGGGCCTGCAGGATGTTCGTAACCTTCCCGTCCTTGCCGCGGACGAAGTTCGTCGCCTGAGCGTTCAAGCCGCTCTCCGACGTGAGGCAGGCCAGGAGGTCCTCGGGGTTCGCGTGTATGTTGTCGGCGACCTGCTTGAGCTTGGCGTAGAAGGACGGAGGGTGGTCTATGAAGAGGGTCTTCGGATCCTTCACCGGCTCGTCGCTCGTCTTCGGGGCGGCGGCGGCGGTCTTCTCCTCGACCTGGCTGAGCTTTACGGGGACGAAGTTTACGAGGACGTCCGGGGTTATGAATCCGACGATGAACGGCTTCACCGACGTCCTCGCCCCCGACAGAGTCCCGTACCTGTCGCCGCCGATGAGGGCGGCGCCGACGTCCCTCTGGCCGAAGAGGGCCCTCATCTGGCTCAGGTTCGTGACCCTGGAGAAGACAATGCCGTCGAAGACATCGTTGGCCGACAGAGGGCCGTCCTCAGTCCTGCTCATATCAGCCCTCCTCCGTCCCCACGTCCGAGGACTCGACCGGGAAGCTGTAGACAGTCTGCTCCGCGCGGAACTCCCACGTGAGCTCGAAGGACCAGGGCTTGTCGTCGGACTCGTCCACCTCGAACGTCGTGAAGTGACCCAGGAACATCCCGCGGTCGTAGATCATCATGACCTTCCCGCGAATCGCGGGCAGGCCGTTCCCGTCGAACACCACGCCGTTGTTGTGAAAAACCTCGAGGAGGTCCTCCTGCCGCTCCCAGGCCATGGAGTTCCTACGGCCCGTGGAGCCTCCGCCGGCGGTCCTGGTGTCGGATCCCGCCGTGAGGCCGGAGTCCGGAGTGAGGAAGGCCCCGGTCGAGTGGGAGGCGGACAGGGTCGTAAGCTCGTCGGGCCAGACAAACTCGACGAAACCGCCGTAGGTCGGGACGACGTTCTTCGTCTTCGCCATGTGCTCCTCGAGGGAGCCCGGGTTCGTGTGGAGGGCGAGCATGAACGGAAAGAGGGGCTGGAGGCTCCCGGGGACCGAGATCTGGAAGAGTATGGGGCGGCCGCGCCTAGGGCTGTAGCTGGTGTTCTTGTCGTCGGCCTTCGGATTCGGCCTGTACGGGAGTCCTACCTTCGCGGGCATGTCATTCCACCGTACTCAAAAAAGAGCGCGAGTCTAGGCGACAGGTGCGGAAGCCCGATAACCTGCCTTCCGGAGCCTGGAGCAGATCCGGCAAAGACGCCGCCCGTCGCGTCGAACGCGCGCATCCTCCATGGAGTGGCCTCTCTTGCAGCGAGTCTGGACAGGACGGGCGGCGTTGGCTGCCGAGAGAACCTCGGTCATCCTCGCGCGGTAGGCAGGGTCTTCCCATCGAGACCGGGAGATCTCTGACAGCCTCGCCTTCCGCTCCGGATCGTCGAGTGTGGCCTTCAGGGAGGCGGAGATCCTGGAACGAACTTCCGGGTCACGGGACGCCCTCACGGAATTCAGTCTCTCCAGATTCTCCGGAGTGGAGGAGGCCGCGGACATCCTCGAACGGGTCTCGTCGGAGACGGTCCTGGAGGCTACCCTCGAGGCGTAACCGGTATCCCTCCAGAGGGCCTTTGAGGAGCTAGAGATCCTGGCCTTCACCTCCGGCCGCGCGTTCGATGCCCTGGAGGCCGCGGCGACCCTCGCTTTGACGTCGGGACGAGCATGGGCGGCCTTGGACGCTTCGCTCATAGCTTTCAGGCGCTCCGGATCAGCGTACACGGCCGAGAGCTTCTCCCGGACGTCCGGGCGCGCAAGAACGGCCTTTGATGCGGCCACCCGCCTGACCTTGGACTCCGGCGTAGAGCGGGTGGCTGAGGCGGCTCCACGGGCTTCACGGGACTGAAGGTGGGAAAAGTCTCGAGCCTCCTGCTTCGAACGAAATTCCGGATCCTTCCATTTGGCTTTCGCCGCGGCGACCGCCTTTTCCCGGTACTCGGGACGGTCCCATGGGTTGCGGATCGGATGCGGAGCATGACTGCCGCCCTTTGCAATATTGAACCCGAATTGAGGGTCCCTGGTGTTCAGGAGGAAGATCCAGACCTCCTCCACGAGATTCGCTTCCTCAAGATCATGACAGACCCCGAGGACGTGATGTGTGAAAGCGTCCTTCCCATAGACACGGATAGCATTCGCAAAGTGCGAAGTGACGAACTTCTTACTGCCTGTCCGATTGGAATTGTAGACGTGACGATTCCACCGTTGAAGGACGGTCATTTTCGTCAGTCCAACGTAGAGACGGCCTGACTCGACGTGCACATGGCAATAGATCGTCCATCCCATCTCATGGGATGAGCATTAAAGGACTAGTCAGTATTGGCTATCTGACCGATCCGACGGGCTACCTCGCTAGCGGGCACGCCCTGGGCGTAGACGACCACGTTCGTCGTCTTCCCGCCCCCGCCGCCCTTTCCGGCGACGCGGGCGTCGCTCGCCGGCATGACGATCTCGCCCTTGTGGAGGCTGGCAAGGTAGTTGTCGTACGGAACGCCCATGAGGCCGGTCGCATGGCTCTTGGCCTTGTCGATCATGTTCTTGATGTCGTTCTCCCCGGAGCCCGCCCCCGCCAGGTCCTTCAGCTGGAGCCCGGAGCCCAGCAGGTCCTCGCCGCTGGCGGCGAGGGACTTCTTGAAGGACTCGTCGCCCATCTTGGCCTCGATGACGGCGAACTCGAGGAGGGCGGTCCTGAATGAGTCGAGCGTGGACGTCTTCAGGACGTTCGCATACTTGTTCTTCATCCACGAGTCCTCGAACTTGATGCCCTTCTTCATGAGGGACAGCAGGTCCGACGTGTTCTGGAAGTCGTCCGCGGCGTACTTGGCGACCTCCTCCTGGGACTTGCCTGAGTCCTCCATGATCTTGATCTGGGCGTCGTGGCCCGGAGGGGGCTCCGGCGTCTTCGACGCGGCGCCAGGCGGAGCGCCAGGCGGAGCGCCGGGAGCCCCGACGGCGGCCGACGGGGCTACGGCCTGGATTGCCTTAAGCTCTTCCTTGGTGACGCCCTTCTTGTCCGCCGCGGCCGCCCCGGGGGGCAGGGGAGGGCCGATGAACCCCGGATCTCCGGACTTCGGATCGGCGGCCGCCAGGCCCATCTTCTGCATCTGGTCGGCGCTGGCGCCATAGAGCTCGGCGGTCCTCTTGTCCTGATCGTTCAGCGCCTTCTCTCGGCGCTCCTTGACCGGGTTGACCTTGGCCGACACGCCGGTTCCAATGTCGGTGTCCTTCATGCCCTTGGCCACCTGGTACCCGGCGCTGCTGACGAGCTTCGCCATCTGGGCCGGATTCATGTCCTGCATCATGTCGGTCGTGGTCGCCATGTCGAAGTTCTCGGCGGCCGTCTGGAACTTCTCGATTTTCTCCTCGGACATCCCGGAGTCGCGGAGGATCGAGGCCTGCATGTCCTTGCTCGCCTTGGTGGCCACGAGCTGGCCGTCGGCGTTCTTCTTGAAGGTAAGGCCCATCTTCATCAGGGCGTCCTTGTTCTGCTGAAGGATGCTCTCAGAGGACGCGCCGGAGGCGACCTGGTCCTTCAGCTGCGAGTTCATCTTCTTGTAGTAGTCGAGGCCCTCCGAGGATATTCTCTTGTCCTCGGACGCCATCTTCGTCCACTTGTCCAGCTGCTTGGCCTCCGCCGAGTAGTTACCGGTTATCCACCCGGGCAGCGCGTCGTAGAGGCTCCCGACCAGCCCGAGCACCTCGTCGAATATGAAGTAGAGCTTCTGGAGGAGGACCTTGATGACGTTCTCGATCTGCTCGCCGATCGACGTGGTCGCATTGACGTTGTCCGTGGTGAGCTCCTCGAGGGACTGCTTATGGCCTTCGTCGGCCTTGGCAATCTGCAGGTCGGCCTCGGTCTGGGAGATGGAGGCCTCCTTGAGCTTGTCCTCGAGGTCCTTCTGGGGGAGCTTCTTCATGGCGGCCTCGAAGGCCTCCTCGTTCTCCTTCTCCTCCTTAGATCCGGCTATCAGGCCCTTCTTGTCGAACCCCATCATCTTCTTGAGGTTGTTGTTGAGCGAGACGCTGGACGTACGTCCGGTCTTGTGGACCTGGGAGGTAAGATCCCCCATGTTGTCCTTGAGGGCTATGATCGCCTTATACTCGGCCTCGGAAACGCCGAGCTGCTTGGCGACGTGCTCTCCGAGGCCCGTGAGGTCGCCGCCGGTGAACGC